TTGCCCTTCACAACCGGCATGGCGATTGGTTTCAATGCTCTTGGCACCGACAATTGGCGCGGCGGGTTGTCTTGGGTTGGCGAGCGCGGGCCTGAGCTGGTCAATCTGCCGATGGGCGCGCAAGTGATCCCCAACAACAAGTTGGGCGGGCCCTCGCGGGATGGTGGCGGTGCCTCTGAGCTGCATGTTGTTGGCGGCGATCTCACGTTGTCTGACAACGGCACCATCATGGCGCAAGTGCAGGTCATGACGCAACGCAGCGTTTCGCAATCGGTGAGCGCCGCGCAAAAGACGTTCCGAAATAGCAAATCAGGGTGGGCCCCATAATGAAAGTTTTTGCTTGGCCACCTTTTCAGCTCACCGGATGGGAATTGGCGGAAACTTATCCGCAATCGCGCTCGGTTGGTCTGATCGGGGGCAACCCGCGCACCTCTGCCGCGCAGCGGGGGCGGCGCGTGGCAACCGCAAATGTCACGGGCATTGGCACGGATGCGGCGGGTGCGGGCTATGTGCGGATGCTCAACCGCCTTTGGGCTGGTCGACCAAACCTTGTGCGCGTTGAGTGCCAATCATCCCTTTGGCATATGTATCGCGGCGGCGATGATCTGCGCGGCAACGTGTTGCGCTGGACGGATGGCGGCGATGATTTGCTTTGGACATCAAGTGATCTGCCGCTTTTGTGGAGTGATGGCGCGTTCACGCTTTCGGGCACCCCGGCAACGGATGCCGGTTGGCATGGCTTGACGGTGACGGGCTTGCCGCCCTCGCGGATCGTGGCGCGCCCCTCTGAGCTGATCAGCGTCACGGATGGCGCTGCCATGCAAAGCGCCTATGTGCTGACCGTGGCGCGCTCAAATGAGGCCGGTGAGGCAATCATCCGCACGGATAAGCCTGAGGCGTTCACGTTGAGCGGCTTGGCGAGCCTTGGTCACGCGGAAAGCGTGGTTTTTGAGGCGCAGGGCGTGCCGCGCGCGGTGCAGGGCGTGGGCGGCACTTACGGGTTTCAATGGGATTTCCGCGAGGTGTTTGAGGATGAATATTCTGATGGATGGCAGGAGGTAAACCCGTGGGATTGACGCGCGGCGCATCGGCGGGCCTGATTGCCGATCTCGCCGGGCATTTCTGCCCGGTGTTGCTGACTTATGCCGATTGGCCGGGCGAGCTGATCCGCATCCATACCGGCACCGGCGATCTGTCTTGGGGCGGGCAAACGTGGTTGGGGGCTGGCAAGTTGGTGCAATTCCAAGCGCCGCAAGAAAGCGGCGGCTTGGCCACCTCTGAGGCATCGGTGCGCGTGGCGGCAACGGTTGCCGATATGCTCGCTGAGCGCGGCAAGATCATCCGCAACCGCCCGATCACCGTTTATTTTGCCACCACAACTGAGCCGGGCGGCAATGTTTTGAGATCGGACCCGGTTGAGCTTTTCAGCGGCTATTTCGATAGCCGCAAGGGGGCGCTGTCGCGCTCAGGTGGCGAGCTTACGCATGATATGGTGCTTGGCCTTGGCATTGGCCCCTCTGCCCGTGCCTCGGCCTCAATAACGCATAGTTATGAGGCGCAGCTTGCGGATTTTCCGGGGGATACGGCGGGGCGGCATGTGCAAAACGCCAATAAGCTGCGGTATAATCCTCAGCAATGGCCGGAATAAGCGAGCGCGCCGCGTTTGGTGCGGCCTTTGCGCATATGCGCGGGCCCTTCAAGTGGGGGTTGCGGTCTGATTGCACGGCGGCTTGCGCCGCTTTCGCGGCGATCCACGGGCAAGACCCTTTGCGCGCCTGCGCGGATCGCTATCACTCGGCGCTTGGCGCGGCGCGCATCCTAACGCGCGCGGGCGGTTATCTTGCTTGGTGCCGGTTGACCTTTGATCTGCCGGAAACTGCCGCGCCTCAGGCGGGTGATTTGGTGCTTGTTGAAAGTGCGGATGCGTTTGGGTCGGCCTTGGCGCTTTGTATCCGGCCCGGTGAATACGCCGCGAAATCTGAGGCCGGGCTTGTGATCGTGAAAACACTTATTAGAGGGGCGTGGAAATGCCATTTTTAGCACCGGCGATTGCGTTTATCTCAGGCGCGATCACCTCGGCGGCGGTGGCCATCGGATTTACTGCCGCTCAAGCCGCCGCCATCGCTTCGGGCGTGATCCAATTGGGTGCATCCATCCTGATCAATAGCGCGATCTCTGCGATCTTTGGCAAGAAGCCATCGGCGCAGGATGTTGCAAGCGATTTGGCGCAACAGACAACCGCGCCCTCAGTTCGCTTTGTCTATGGTGAATGCCGCGCCACGGGCACGCCTGCGGGCACGCCGGTCACGGGGGAATTTATTTATGGGGCTTGGATACTCAATTCCCGGCCCTCTGATCTGTCAAGCTTTACGCTATTTCTGGACAAGCGCGAGGTTGAGTTGAGCGGCGATGCTTTTGATCTATCGGGGGCGGGTGCGGTGCCGGTGTCTGATCCGTTTGCCGGGCATGTGAATGTTTGGGTGAGCCGGGGCGATCAGCTCGCGCCGCCATCGGCTTTCACAACTGAGGCCGCATTTGTTGAGGGCACTGCTGAGCATCTTTGGAAAGCCTCGGATGCGTGGCGCGGCAACACCGTCATTTGGCTCAAGCTCAAGGCGGGGGATGGCGGGCAGCGGCAAGAGCGTTGGCCCTCAGCGCCGCCCTTAGTTGAGGTTGAGGGGCAATGGTCACTGATCTTTGATCCGCGCAATCCGGCGCATGATTGGGGCAATCCGGCAACTTGGGAGTGGACGGAAAACCACGCCCTATGCGCCTTGGATGCCTTGACGCAAAATCCGTTCCGGCCTTACCGCCCGGATCAAATTCATGGCTCATTCAATCAGGATGGCCCTGATGCTTGTGATGAGGTGGTTGCGCTCAAATCCGGCGGCAGTGAGCCGCGTTATGTTTGCGGCGGCACGGTGGTTTGGTCTGAGGGCGAGATTGAGGATCAGCTCAATCCTATGATGGTTTCCGGCGCGGCTGATTTCATCCGCGTTGGCGGAAAATTGGGGTATGCGGCGGGCGTTTACCGCGCGCCGCAAGAAACTGTGAGTTACCTTTTGGGCGAGGGTTTTGAGTTTCCCGATATGATCGCGGGGGCTGAGCTGATCAATCAATTGCGGGTGACTTATCTTGCATCTGCGCGCGGGTTTGAAACGGCTGAATTGCTGCCGTGGGCGATCCCCGGCGCGCTTGAGGCGGATGGCGGGGTGCCTGCGATCAAGGCAATGGATTTGCCATTTTGCCCCTCGCCAACGCAAGCGATGCGCGTGCGCAATATCACTGGCCTGCGCCTGCGCCGCCAAGAGCGCATTGAGGGCGGCACCCTGCCGCCTGAGGTGTTTGATCTGGTGGGTGGCGCAACCGTCAACATGGCTTTGCCTGCGCCCTATGATGCGCTTGATGGGATTTATGAGGTTGAGGCGATCAACCCCGGCTTGGACCCGATGGGCGAAAGCGGTGAGGTTGCTTTGCGCCTGCCCGCCTCTTTGGTTAAGCATGATGCCGCCATTTATGATTGGGATGCGATCACGGACGAGGAAGAAGTTTTTAACGCGGATTATGATGGCGCGCGCAGCGGCACGGTGAGCCCCGGCCCGATAAGTGCAACAACGGGCGACGCGGTTAACCTCGGCAGCGGCGGCGCGATTGTGCCGCGCATCCGGTTTGCCTTTGCGCCATCGCCCTCAAGCGTCACGGGTTATGAGTGGCAAGTCCGTAGGGATGGCGGCGATTGGGAAACCGGCGGCGTGATCAGCGAGGGCGTGCGGGATGGGTCCGGTGATGTGTTTGCGCATTTGAGCGGCACCGCCGGGCAGCTCTATGACATCCGGGCCCGTGCAATCGGGGTGAACGGCATTTCAGATTGGGTGGAAATTTCGGGCGTGATGCCCGTGGTTGATATTGATCTTGATATTCCGATTGAGGGCACGGCGGTTGGCGGCGCGGGCGAAATCACCGCAAGTTTCCGCACGCCAAATGATCCCGACTTTCGGGCAATTGAGATTTACGGCAGCGATACGGATGCAAGCGGCGCGGCAAGCCTGATCGGCGCGGCGATCTATACAAGTCAAAATACCATCGTGAGCATCACCGAAAGCGGCCTTGGCGCATCGGTGACGCGCTATTATTTCGCCCGCTCTCGCGGTGAATATGCAAGCGCCTCGCCCTTCACGGCGAGCGCATCCGCCTCAACAGATATGTAAGGAAAAGAAATGGCCTTTAGTTTACCAACAAGCGGCTCAAATCCAAAGGTTGCGGCAAAGGGATCGCTTGAAAAGTCTATCAATGATGCCTTGGCCTTGGCGGGGATCACAATCCTTGAGCCAACATGGCTCGCCCTTTCGGCCCGCGAGGGTGCGCGGGATGGGCAGGCGGCGCTCGTATCTGATCGAGATAAAGAATATCACAGCGATCCGGTGGTTGGCGGCACGGTGAGCAATTATGGATCATATGCTTGGGTTGCCTCGGTTGGCGCTTGGCAGCGCATCGGTGCCGTTGGCGAGGTCGCTGCCGCATCTGCGGCGGATGATGCGGTGCAAACCGCTGCGGATGTTGTGGCGAGTTATGCGCTTGTGCAAGAGGCGCAGGCCGCGCGGGATCTTGCTGACGCATACGCGGGCATAAAATACCGCGCCGCAACATGGGCGGCGCTCTCCGCGATCAGCGGCCTTGCGGGGGAAACCGGCTATATCAGTCCTGAGGACATCGGGGCGCACACTGATCCTGTCGCCACGGGCTCGGTTGCCAATGAGGGGATTTACCGCTGGGCGGCAAATGGTTTGGGGTCGGCTCAAGCTGAGCGGATCGGATCAACAAACTCAACCCCGGCGGGCACAAAGTTTGGGGTTTTTGAAACGCTGGATTTCACTGTTGGCGCGGTTTTTCTGGATGAAAATGATAATCAGGTCGCAATCCTGAAGAAATCGGATGAGGTTGAGCTTGGGTCGATCAATGCGGCTGAGCTTGCCGCCGCCGCTGGCGCGGCGGGTAGCCTGACTGAGCGCCTGTCGCGCGGCCTCACGCCTTACGGCGATATTCTCTCGCCCTCATGGGCGGAATGGAAATTGCGAAATGCGCGCTATAAGTTGCGGCTCTTGCAGCAAGGGTATTCCGCGCAGCTTGTTCTCAACTTTTTTGGCGATAGCTGGATTGAGGGGCCTTTCATCATGCCCTATTTCGCCAAGGCTTTGCAGGATAAATATGGGATTGCAGGGCTTGGGTGGGTCGGGTTTCAGCACTTTGAGGAAACCGTGCCAACGGCCTTTGTTGATCCAAGTGATCAACCTAACACGCTGGCAGGCAATGCCCGCCATGACCTTTTGCCAACGCCGGTGATCAATGGCACATGGGGCAATAACAACGGCGCGGCGGGTGCGGTGGCAAACCCCTCGATTGGGGGTATCACTTGCGCAACGGGTACGGGGTATGTCCGTTTCAATTGGACGGGTGCCGCGCATACGTCGATGGACCTACACTATTTTGGCGATGGGTCGGGTGTGATCCGGCATTCATGGGATGGCGGCGCAACTTGGCAACCCAACACGGCGCTCAGCACGGTTGGCGTGTCTCACGTTGCG